CGAATCCTCCCGGTGGCTCCATATTTCTATATTTTAACTTATAATATGGTGGTTTCATTTCTAAAGTATTGCTTCCAGTATTTGCGGTTAAAGCTTGTTTTTGTGTGGGTTATGCCGATATGGGAATTCCCGATTTTGTCTTTTACCCATTGCGGACGTTTTCTTCCTGTGTTGGCTTTATGTCCGGGTTGAAAAGTCATCGTATTTTCCCATTTCCGATTGTCTACCATACTGACCGGATATTGTCAACATCATTTTGCTGGAAATTTTCTTCTTCGGTTGTCTTGTAGGTTTCTGTTGGATCGTCCATGTTCTGCTGGTTTTCAGCTTGACCCTCGTAATTCAATCCAGTTGGGCCGACGCCGGGGACTATTCCAAGCCGTTCGCGGACAAGCGCTGTGATTCCAACGGCGCAGTCAGCAAGGTCAGGTGACTTTCCGCTACGGGACTTCATCGCGGTTTTTGGTTCAACGCATACGGGATTTGTCTTCTCGAGCGTCAGGCGCGCGCAAAATTCCTTTACGGTTTCGAGTTCGGTTCCCCGGATGTGGCCGTGCCTGCCGAACTGGTAAAATGTTCCCCATAGTTCCGTAACTCGGTTGGCGTAACGCTTGGATGCCGGGACGTCTTCATCGGTTGATATCGGCAGATCAGTTGGTTTGCCACCGAACTGTACACGCATTATTCCACGGCCCCATTTTTCCTCGATGATGTCGGCCAGCGCGGACTGTGTTCCGGTGATGTCGATGCCAAAGTTAATCGGATCGACCCCGGCGGCCTTGCATGCATCCCTCACTTTTCCTGCAGTCACATAATTGAGTGGTTCGTCCGGGGTTATTTCAAGTTTAATAATTATTGCGTCGTCCATCTCGATGATGTATTTGTCCTTATCATTTATGCCGACCCGGGCGATCCGCAGGGCGCAACGATCGCCCCCGGCTGAAAACGACGGGTCAAGGAAGGCAACGGTTTGGCATCCTGATTTCCATATCGTTCCCCGGGTCATCATCTCGTTTTTCACAAAGAACGATTCGCTGAACATAGTTCTCGGCAATCCTTCTGGCGGGATGAAGCCACGCGTCTGCGACCAGAACGTTGGGTTGTTCTCGCCGTACCACTTTATGCGCTGGTCGATATCTGCCTGTTTTAGCAGGTATGGATATTTGGCCGGGTCGTGTACGCCGGGAGATTTAAGGCCGTCAAAGTACAGGCATTTTCCAAACTTCGTATCCCATTCTTCGTCTTCCATACTTACGCTGTTCCAGCCGTCGATCGGTTCTGAGTGTCTTCCGAGTGGGTCAAGGCGCGAGTCTGGATTACCGAGGCCCACAAAATTAAATGATTCTCCGCCCTGCAGGTTCTGGACGGCTTCTACTGCAGCCGGGCGGGTGGCCTGCATCTCGTCGATAATCAGAACATTGCGCCTGTTATGGCGCCCGATGATATTTCCTACTGCCTCTTTAATGCTTCCGATCAGAACGGCAACGCCGAAGATTCCGTTCTTGGTGTTCTCCGAGCCGAGGATGATGCTGGTGGTGCTGCTGCGGTATACGCCGGGCGGATTTTCGAGCGCGAGGTAAAGGCGGATAACCTCTCCGAATATACGCTGGATGAGCATGGGCCGGGTCGTGGAACAAATAGTGCAGGTGGTGCTGTGGGGGGCCGCAAGCCAATGAACAAGGACGACGGCAGCTACGTCGGTTGATTTACCTGCGCTGGACGGCCCCCACATTGTGAAAAATGGAACAGCGCAGAACGCCTTGACGCGGCGCTCTGTCCATTCATTTATTCTGAACGTACGAACTGGCCAGAGTAATTCCATGCAGCGTAGCATATGCGACGCGCGCACCCCGGGATCGCCGTCCTCTATGATACTGCGCGAGTACGCCATCAGCTCGATGCTCACGGCGGCAGTATTGTCAGGAAACGTCATTCCGTATTTCTTGATCATTTTATTTTTCTATCAATCTTTTCAGTTTCAATGGTTAAATGTAATGGAAGGCAGGGGAGTAAACAAATCCAGATTTCCACGCGGCTATACCAAGCATCGCTTGTGGTTGTCCAATATACCCCAATCCAGCAATCTCGTTTTTCAACTTCAAACTTGAGTTCTATTCTCATTTCTCCTTTAATCTTTGAAGGTTGTGTTTCTCCCGCAGTTCAATTCCGTATTCATGGAGCTTGGCAACCAGCGCCATGACCTTCTCAACTGTCGGTTCGGGTAGGTTTCGGTTCTTGCTGTCGGCCCCGAGGTTCAGGAATTCTGGTTTAATCATCGCTATCCAGTTCGCCAAGACATTTACGTCAAAGTCAAGGACAGGCTCGATGGTTACGAATAAGCGGCGGTTCACGATGGCCGCCATCACCCTCGCCCGTTCTCTTGGTGTTGGTGCGTTGCTGATGCCGGGTATATCTCTGTTCGTTTCGATCGTCGTGCCGAGGATGGAATTCTGCGGTATCAGCTTGTCAAATTCCCAATAACGGACTGGATTCTTTGTCTGGAAAACATAAGTATTATCCCGGTACTGGCAGCAATGGTTAATCACCGCTAAAATAGCAGCGTGTGGAACGTCTGCTGCAAACAGGTCGTTCATGTGTTCAATGAAGATGGTTTTCCCGGTTCCGTATCGTACTCTGAATTCCTTTTCTATCAAGCGAATTGGCCCTGAATACCTCGGGATGTTCGCCATTCGGGGGTTGTTGACATAACAATACTTGCATTTATGTGAGCATTCACCGCCGAGGTGGGCATGCATGTGCGTGACCCATTCGTACATATTTCCTTTAGATTTTTTAAGCCCCATTTTATTTTTCCTTTATATTAGCTTATATCGTTTTAACTTCAATCCCCTCTTATTGCAATCATCAACCGCCAGATTAATTTCATCCATTAACACATCTTGGGGCACTTGCGATACGAGCGACCTTAATCCGTCGCGCATATAATCGCGCCCGGACACACCGAAATTCTTAATTTGGATTGCCACCACGTCCGATCCGTATGCGATTCCGTGGCGTAATACCTTCGTTTCCTTGAGGTGCTTGGCCTCGTTCACCCCTCGTATCATTGACCATGTCTTGATCTTGCCGGATTTAATATCGTTGACGTAATCAATGCGCCTTTTGCCATCATAGGCATGTCCGGCAAGCATCTCGGCCCGGGCGAGGGAAACGCCTCTGCTGATTATCACTTCACGCTGGTTGCTGGTGAACACCCGCGACAATTTTGCATCGCGGTTATAATACGCCACCGAGAACGCCAGTTCGCCCAACTCTTTCCTGATGCGCCTGATAACGGCGTATGTTGTCATCTTGGTATTTATCATTGCGGTTACGATCATATCACCGAGCTCAAACGCGCTCTTGATGTCCCTGCGGTGCTGTTCTTCGTGCCATACCTTTAGCTTTTCGAATATGTCATCCATTTTATTTCTCCTTTATTTTAGAATAAACTCGTAATACACGGCCAGATAAACAGCTTCAATACCGCATAGCCTAGCACGCCCATTACGAATATCACCCCAATGACGATAATCACAAACAAGGAAACGGCTATAATAGAGAACATGTTTTCCTTGAATAATCGTCTTTCGTATTCTTCTTTGACTGATTGATTTTTCATATCTATTTCCACTCCACCGTTTTTGTTTCGACCTTGCCGCAGAGCTTGCATTTCCTGCTTTCCATAGGGCTATTTGGGTCTGATGTAAAAAACGTAAACACTGATTCCACTTCCCACCAATGCCCGAGCACCTCGCAGATTTTACCGGACCTGGCGAGTTTGCGGATTTGTTCTGGGGTTGTATCAAAAACCATTTCACCGACCACCACGGGATATACGTTTGTGCCATCTATAATTTCGCCAATCTTATAAACACGGTTCGTTGCAATTTCGCTGTTTATATACCGATTAAGCGAAACTGCTTTCATTTCATTTGTTCGTGGTTGGTTTACTCTTTTAAACTTAACAGGCTCACCTGTTGTCTCCGTCCAATGTAAGCACGTTGAATACCAGCCATCACCACCTATGTAAGTATG